TGAAGTCAAAGTTGCATTAGATAAGAAAGATAAAGCACTTGAACGAAAAGCTCGTAATAAGGTGCATAAATTTAAAAAAAAGTTAGGAGAACGATAATGAGAAAATCAAAAATGGGAGGCGGCATGATGATGAAAAGAAATGTTGCCATGAAAAAAGGTGGAAAGATCCCTCCACAACTAAAAAAATTCGTTATGGCTAAGAAGAAAAAAGCCGCAATGAAAAAGAAGAAGGCGTAATGGCTGACCCAAAAAAAGGCACAGGTAAAAAGCCAAAAGGGTCTGGACGTAGACTTTATACGGACGAGAATCCTAAAGATACCGTCCGTATAAAATTTGCAACACCTGCAGATGCAAGAGCAACTGTTGCAAAAGTAAAACGTGTAAGTAAACCCTTTGCACGCAAAATACAAATACTAACAGTAATGGAACAACGGGCTAAAGTTATGGGTAAAAGCCAAGTTGCATCCATTGCAAAGAAAGGTAAAGATGCAATTAGAAAACGTCATAACAAAACTAATTAAGTTTATAAAAACAAGATCCGAAGCATTATCTGTAACAGTAACATCAGGAAGTGTTGACAATATGGAAAAATACAGATATATAATTGGACAAATAGCTGCCCTAGAGGCAACACTACAGGAACTCTCTAACCTGCTAGAAGATAAGGAGCAAAATGGAAAAGGAACAATCATCGATATTAAAACCAAACAATAAACTTGTTGGTGTAAAACCCTCAAAACAAGAACCAAAATTACCAAAGCCAACTGGCTGGAGACTTTTAGTTTTACCTTTTAAAATGAAAGAGACAACTAAAGGTGGAATAGTATTAGCTGAAACTACTTTGGAGAGGCAACAAGTTGCTTCACAAGTGGGTTTAGTCATGGCCATGGGTCCGCAATGTTATAAGGATAAAGAGAGGTATCCTGAAGGTCCGTGGTGCAAAGAGAAAGATTGGGTTATGTTTGCAAGATATGCAGGTAGCCGAATCAAAATAGAAGGTGGTGAGATGCGTCTGCTAAACGACGATGAAGTGTTAGCAACAATTGATAGTCCAGAGGACATCTTGCATGAGTTTTAACATAGGAAGGAGTAACTATGCCAGAGGAAAATAAAATAAAAAAACCAGATCCACAAGTTGATCTGGATACTTCAGGACCTGAAGTAGACGTCCCTTTACCAGAGGAGAAACAAGAATCCGGTGGTATTGCTGACGTTCAAATTGATGAAACAAGAACATATGAAAAAAAGAAAGACCACGGAACAGATATAAGTTATGAAAATGAAAGAGAAACAAAGTTAGAAGAAGGTGGTGAGGTAGAAAAAAAAGAGGTAAAAGAAGAAAAAGAAGACGATAAGCTTGAAGAATATAGTAAAGGAGTACAATCTCGTATTGCAAAACTTACTCGTAAAATGCGAGAAGCTGAACGAAGAGAAAAAGCTGCTTTAGATTATGCAAAAGCTGTCGAAGAAAAAAGAAAAACTACTGAAACAAAATTTTCAAAAGTAAATGATGATTATGTTAAGCAGTTTGAAAATAGAGTTAAAGATGGTTTAGATTCTGCGCAAAAATCACTAGCAATAGCAATAGAAAATTCTGATGCTGCTGCTCAGATTGAGGCACAGAAAAAAATCGCTGCTTTATCAATTGATGAGGCTAGACTCAATGCTTTAAAAGAGCAACAAACAATAACTAAAGAAGTGTCTGCGCCTAAATTATCTGACGCAAACACTCTTCCAGAAAGCACACCTCAAAGCTTGCCCACACCAGATCCTAAAGCGGAGGACTGGGCTGGTAAAAATACATGGTTTGGTAAAGATAGAGCCATGACATTTACAGCCTTTGAAATCCATAAAGATTTAGTGGAAAGGGAGGGTTTTGATCCTCAAACTGATGAATATTATGCAGAAGTTGACAAAAGAATTAGGGTTGAATTTCCGCATAAATTTGATACAAAGGAGACACAAACGTCAAAACCGACGCAAAATGTTGCTTCTGTCAAACGATCAGCTGTAAGACAAGGAAAGCAAACTGTGAGACTCACTTCCTCTCAGGTAGCAATAGCTAAAAAACTTGGAGTGCCACTCGAAGAGTACGCAAAACAAATTAAACTCACGGAAGGAGCGTAACATGGAAAAAGATAAAAACACTTCTCGTGCGAACTCAACACGAACTAAGTCTGAAAGACCTAAAGTTTGGGTTCCACCATCATCTCTAGATGCACCCCCTGCACCTAATGGATTTAGGTATAGATGGATTAGAGCAGAGAGCGTTGGCTTTCAAGATACGAAAAATGTAACTGGACGTTTAAGAGAAGGTTATGAATTAGTTCGATCTGAAGAAGTTGAAAATGCATCTGACTATCCTGTTGTCGATGACGGCAAATACAAGGGAGTGATCGGGGTTGGAGGCCTTCTACTTGCGAAGGTACCTGAAGAGATTGCGAAGCAACGTGAAGATTACATGACTAATAGACATAGTGATCAAAGCAAAGCAGTAGACAACGATCTTATGAAGGAGCAGGACCAGAGGATGCCAATCAATGTTGATAGGCAATCTCGTGTAACCTTCGGTGGTACAAAAAAGTAATTTTAAATATCACTGAATTTTAATAAACCGTACTGGAGGCCCTTCGGGGCAGGTACATAAGGAGAAACAACTATGGCAAATAGAAACACTCAAGGTTTTGGACTAATTCCTGCAGGAACGCTTGGATCAACTCCAGCGACTTCTGGTCAAGGTAAGTACAAAATCGATGCGGGTTATGGCACTACTATATACCAAGGTGGCGCTGTTGCTTCTAGTGCTGGTTACATTATCGATGGTCAAACGACTGACGCACCTATCTTAGGTGTGCTTAATGGAATATTCTATAACGCGGCTACAACTTTAAAGCCGACGTTTGCGAATTTCTATAAGACTCCGATAACACCGGCGAACTCAGAAGACATTGACGCTTTTGTATTCGATAACCCACAACAACAATATGTAGTAGCGACTGATGCTGCTGTTACTCAGGCAGGTTTTCTAGAAACTTATGACATGAATACTTCTGCTGGTAGTGATACTACTGGTAAGTCTTCAGCGACATTAGATATAGATGACACAAG